CAAAAACGCTAAGGGAGATTGGCTTACACGCCCGACCGGCAGCAATACACCATGGTCTAAAGCTCGTAATTTAAGTTATAAAGCCGGAAAAGGAGCGTCATGGGCTGTTGATGTAGTTGATACACTGAACAGCACCGCAATTCCAGTTTCCGAAGAGGAGCTTTTTGGTGAGCATGTAGAAAACATCGGTGGCGCCACCCCAGCGCCAGGTGGTGGCGGCGAGCTCCCGGAAGCTTCCATAGGCACCGTCATCGAGGCAGCCGCGACTGAAATCGGAAATCTTCCTGTGGACAGTGTTTTGAGCAATGGGTCCGAAGGACAAGATGTGCGCATTCTCCAAGTAAAACTCGAAGAGCTAGGATATGAACTTCCTCAATTTGGTGTTGATGGAATCTTCGGGACAGAAACAGAAAATGCGGTCAACGACTTCCAGAGAGACTCAGCTATCACCATTGATGGAATCGTGGGCCCCGAGACATGGGAAGCGCTCACTGATACATTGACGGCTGCTGTAGCTGACGACGTCGCCGCCGCATCGGCCCCAGGCGCCCCCGGCGTCGGGCCTTTCCCGGACATGACAGGAGAGAAGCTGATGGAACTTATGTTCTGTGTGCTGGCCATGGCTATGGAAGCTGCAGCATCGGGATTCGTGCTAGGCCCCGGCTCACAGACCGGTCTCGATCGTAAAGGAAACCCCAAGGATACAACTCTGCGCCTACCGTCGCCTGATTGGAAGAACTTTGTTGGTCAAGGCAACGTCCCCGATCCGAGGGGTCTCGCTATGTTTATAGGAAATCCGCCGGCGACTCCCTTCTCCATTCCTGACGACCCATTGCCCGGCTTGCCGAGCTGGGACGGCCTTACATATGTAGAATCTCAAGAAGATCCCCGTGATCCAAGGAACAATATCCCCCCAGAAATTAGGGATAATTTATTCCCTCGCATAAATATGGATGGTGTGGACTTTACAGGAACGTTTTTGGGCCTCCTAATGATGCCCCCGGGCCCATTTGGGATTGTATATCTCCTCTTAATGTTGCTTAAGAATGCTTTGGACGACGCTATGAAGTCAGATCAATCAAATGAAGATGATGAATCTGTGAGCAATGTTTCCGAGGGAGAAACTTCGAGTCAGTGTTAATTATAGGGAGGAACTATTATTATGTCAGGAATTTCACCAAGATTGCCATTGGTCGTTGATAATGTCGACGGACCCTATCGCCTAATAAAAGATTACACTAGTTTAGCCAAACAAAATTTGAAAATGCTTTTGTTAACAATTCCTGGAGAAAGGATCATGGACCCAGATTTTGGAGTGGGGCTGAAAACGTATTTTTTTGAGCCGAATACTCCCCCTACGTATACAACAATTAATGATCACATTCTTCGCCAAGTGACAAGGTACTTGCCCTTCATTCAATTAAACACGATTGATTTTTCAGTTCCAGAAAACGATCTAGATTTATATCCTCATGATTTATCTATTTCTATAGATTTTACAATTGTACCTTTACAGACAGCTACTAGGCTTCAAATTGGATTTTGATAACTAATTAATAAGGGACTTCCGTCATGCCAAAGAAATTACAATCCATAGATTATACGAGTCGAGATTTTGATTCGATTAGAAAAGATTTAGAAAATTACGCCAAACGCTACTATCCTAATACTTATAAAGATTTTAGCGAAGCCTCATTTGGTTCTTTAATGTTAGACACTGTTTCCTATGTGGGAGACATTCTGTCATTTTACGTAGACTATCAGGCGAACGAGAGTTTTCTTGACTCGGCCATTCAGTATAGTAACGTGGTACGCCACGCCCGTCAATTTGGTTTTCGTCTGGGCGGTAGCCCCTCCTCTTATGGTATCTTGACTTTTTACATTAAGGTACCTGCTGCGAGTGTGGGCGGCGGACCTGATTTAAGATATGCTGGAACTTTAAAGGCCGGCTCTCTATTTGGGTCGGGCGGCGGAGGATCTTATACTTTATTGGAAGACGTAGATTTCTCGACCCCCACTAATCAGATGGTCGCTGGTGAAGCTAATGCCACCAATGGAGATGCCACATCGTACATCATTAGGGCCCTTGGTCGCGCTGTCTCTGGACATGCAGTTGTAGAAGAACAAGAAGTGGGAAACTTCCAAAGGTTTTTAAAGCTCAATTTATCGAACACGAACGTCGCCGACGTTTTAAGCGTTGTTGATACGGAAGGGCATGAATATGTTCAGGTCGATAATCTGTCTCAAAATGTTATTTACAAGGCTATCCGCAACTCGGGCCCTAATCGAGGGAGTGTTCCTAGTATTTTAAAGGCGGTACCCGCGGCGCGCAGGTTTGTTCTCGAACAAACATCAATTGAATCATTTCTTCAATTTGGATATGGCTCAGACTCTGAGTTATTAAGCAATTCAGTTTTGGATCCAACTCACTTGATGCTTGATTTAAATGGTAGAGATTATATAACAGATGCGGATTTTGATCCCACCAAGCTTATTAGCACCGACAAATTTGGTATTGCACCATCGAACACAACATTGAGAATTACTTATAGAATAAATTCTAATCGTGATGTGAATGCGGCTATCAATACCATTAACAGTGTTAATAATGCAGATTTTAAATTTCGCGAACAGGGCGCCCTGGTCTCGGCCATGCGAAGTACTGTTGTTGGGTCTTTAGAAGTAACAAATGAGGAGCCGTTTGTAGGAAATATAGCGCTGCCGTCGTCGACTGAGGTGAAAGAGAGAGTGAGAAGTTATTTTGCAACCCAGAATAGGGCCGTGACTGCTCAAGATTATCAGTCGGTGGTATATGGTATGCCCGCAAAGTTCGGTGCTATTTGGCGCGCCCGCATTGTAAAAGATTTTGACGAGTTCAAAAGGAATTTGAATTTGCATGTAATTTCCACAGATACAAGTGGTAAATTAATAGCGGCCAATTCGACATTGAAAAATAACATAAAAAATTGGATAACGCAGTATAAAATGATTAATGATACTATAGATATCCTTGATGCGGAAATAGTAAATTTTGGAATTAAGTATCAAATCACCTTAGAAGCTAATGCAAATCGTTATACGGTGATCAGTCGAACTAATACGAGATTGGCTGAGTTCTACAACGACAATCCCTATGATATTGGGGAAAGAATTTTAATAACAGATGTATATCGAGAATTATTAAAAGTGAAGGGGGTTTTAGATGTTAATGATGTACAAATAGTACCAAAACAAGGCGGCTTCTATTCCGAGAGCAACTTCGATTTTCAGAGCAATATGTCGGCGAATGGTCGATCAATCAACGGGGCTCTGACCACCATTTTTGAATTAAAATTCCCCAACAATGATATCCAAGGATCTATAAGCTAATGGCAATTACTAGGTACGTTGCTGATATTGACAACACCATCACAAATGCTTTCGAGGCTGATCTCACTACGCGTGGAACCGGCTCAAACATGGGCTATGCCGACTCCCTGGAAATTTTTTCAATTTACGGACAAGTCTCGGGTAGCACGGGACAATCTCAGGAACTATCGCGAGCCTTAATAAGATTTCCGATTACTTCCATTACGGCCGATAGAGCGGCCGGCACCATTCCAGCTAGTGGAAGTGTATCGTTTTATCTTAGAATGTTTAATGCCGCTCATCCCTTTACTCTCCCCCAGGATTTCAATTTAACTGTGGCACCGGTTTCCCGCTCTTGGGCCGAGGGAACGGGACTTGATATGGATAACTACCAGGACTTGGGAACTTCAAATTGGATCAAGCCCGATGACTCTAACACGTGGACCAACATTGGGGGAGATTATATCACGCAGGATCCGGGTTCAACTTATAATATTAATTTTGCACAAGGCTTTGAAGACATTCAATTAGACATAACTCGAATTGTAGAACAGTGGGTCGACGGTACTTACGATAATTATGGGCTCGGGCTGCGCTTAACATCGAGCGAGGAGGCATATTTCTCTAGTTCTACCGGTGCTGACACAGGGAAAATTATCAATAATCCAAATGGAGCCCAACAGTCCTATTATACTAAGAAGTTTTTTGCTAGATCTAGTGAATTTTTCTTTAAGCGACCCGTAATCGAGGCCCGCTTCGATTCTCGGGTTTCAGATGATCGCGAGAACTTTTATTATTCGAGCTCTCTGGCCCCGGCAGCCGATAACCTTAATACATTGTATTTGTATAATTATATCCGTGGGCGCTTGGTCAATATTCCGGTGGTTGAGGCCGGGAGTACTCTGATGGTTTCCCTTTTTTCAGGTTCGACAGCTCCTACCGGCTCAAAGTTAACTCTATATGACGGCAATCTCAATACGACAGCTTCTTGGGCGTCCAGGGGCGTTTATTCCGCCGAGATGGCCATAACCGCTGCGCTTTCGACGGAGCTACCAAAGGGGTTGACCGTTATGTATGATGTGTGGCATAACCAATCCAGCGCTGGCCCGCATACTCTTGGGACAATCCAGTATTTTACAGGCTCTATTTTCCCAG